GGAGCGATAATTAACTTTACTGAGCATCCTTTACTGTTCCCTCCTACAGACGAAGAAGTTGTCTGGCTGTACGAGAACGACCTTAATCTTCTTAAGGAGCTACACAAGGCTCACGAAAGCAGGATAAAGGCATCTATAGAAGACCCTATTCGTCATGGGTTTAATCTTCCTGGGTGGGAACGCATAAAGGAAGGACTGCAAGAGTACAACGAATGCCTTGCCCTTGGTGGCAATAGATCAGGCAAAACTACTGGATTTGCTAAGATTATAATGGAGGCCGTAACGGAAAGCACCGATGGTCATGTAGTATGCTTTTCCCAGAACGAAGATACTTCCATTAAGGTACAGCAAGCAGCTATCTGGGAAATGATGCCTAAGGAATTCAAAAAGAAGACCAAGAGCATAGAAGGGTACATCAATTACAGTATGCAGAACGGGTTCACGGCTAAGAGCTTCATCTTTCCAGATACCCGTACTAGAGTAGACTTCAAGACGTACACCCAGTTCAGTAACAACCAAACAATCCTTGAAGGCTTCGAGTTCGGTTTCCCTGATCCAGTAGGTCTGAACATAGGAGCCTGGCTAGATGAGTACCTAGGAGATGCTGCATTAGTAAATACCCTTAGGTTTAGATTAGCTACTAGGGACTCTAAAATGGGTATAGGCTTCACTCCTATTGATGGGTACACTCCCTTTGTGGCAGAGTACCTAAAGGACGTAGAAACCCTTCAGACTAGAACAGGAGAGTTATTGGACAAGCAAGTCCCTATTAAGCAGTACAGCCCAGCCAGGGATGCCTCAGTGGTGTACCTGCACTCTGATGAAAACCCGTTCGGTGGGTACGAGCGTATTGCTAAAGACCTCAGGGGGAGACCAGAGGACGAGATACTTGTACGTGCTTACGGCATCCCAGTTAGAAGCATGACATCCCTTCTGCCTTTGTTTAACACAGAGGTAAACGTACTTAACGAGGAGGAAAACAAGTACGGAATGACCTTCCCAGACATTTCTAATAAGGAAAGGTTCACCTGTTACCATGTAGTTGACCCAGCAGGAGCTAAAAACTACGTGGCTTTATGGGCAGCAGTAAACGATATGGGTGATGTGTACATCCGAAAGGAGTGGCCTGACAGAGACTACTACGGTGAGTGGGCAGTATTTGGAGATCCTAAGTGGCGATACGGCCCAGCATCTAAGAAAATAGGGTACAACGTACAGGGATACGTCGATTTGTTCGAGGAAATAGAAGAGGACATAGGCATAACGGTGTTCGAGCGTATAGGTGATAGTCGGTACTTTGCTAAGGAAAACTCTGACAACGATGATTTGTTCACCGAGTTCGATGACTGCGGTATGAACTTTATTCCATCAGATGGCAGAATGGAAGAAATGGGGATTAGTGCAATAGACGAATGGTTTAGTTATAATCCAAATGTTCCTATTGATTCTGCTAATCGACCTAGATGCTACGTCCACCAGGATTGCGGTAACCTAATAGATTCTTTAATAAACTACAACGCAGCAGGCAAAGCTGATGAACCACTAAAGGATTTCTTTGACATCATTCGTTATTTGCGAATGGCGAACGGAGGAGATGGCCCAGATCACGTCCGATCTAGGAGCATGATCACTACACGAATAGGTAAAGGATACTAATTATGGCTAAAGTAAGATTAATAAAAATAGCTTCTGATTTTGATTTACAATTTGATGAAGTACTAAAACTCGCTCAAAGCAAACTTTCTGCGGAAATGCTTACGGGTCGAGGCAGAAATACTTGGGTAGATGAGGAGGGTCAATCAATACTAATGGAGTCAATGTACATTAATGAAATTGTCCCCAAGCACTACAGAGGAAGGGTTGTTTCACACGCTCCAAATCCTAGTTATGTTTTTGCTTACATAAAAGAACTTAGTATGAAAGTTCCAGTTGTTGTTCCCAGGAAATACAGAAACACAATGAAGGGAAAAACAATAACCATAGAAATGATAGAAGATGTACGAGGACGAAGCTACAGATATGTTAAATAAACTGGTTTTAGACCATAATTTTATAGAGGAACAAGTAGATCGACTGCTTGCTTGGGAAATCTTTGTGCGTCATGTTAAAGGAATTGATCAAGACAGTATACCCCCATCAGAATTGTGTGATAGAATAGGTGTACATAAGTGGTACATAAACCACCTTCTAGAAGATATTAAAATTAGATTTTATGCAAAGTGATTCAGTTTCAGAGTCGCTAACTTATGTTAGCGCTGAACCAGACATCGACTCTCTTCGGTACGCCTACGATCAATCAGTGGTTGAGCTAGAGGCTTATTTCGATTTGTGCAGAGAAAGTTACGATGATCGTAGAAATTTTTGGCCTGGTAAAAGCCGAGATCTTCGAAAGCATGGTGCGGATGCTTTCCCGTGGGAGGGTGCTTCTGATATGGAAGCCCATGTTATTGATGAGAGAATTACTCGTCTTGTCGCGTTATTCATGGCTTCTCTTAACAGGGCAAACATTAGAGCTTTCCCAGTAGAGGTACAGGATTTATCTAGATCTAAAGTAGTTTCTAATTTTCTTAAGTGGATGATTTCCTCTGGGTACATATCTCGTTTTAACAGAGAAATGGAGCTAGGAGCTAATTATTTGCTAGAACGTGGAATTCTTATTAGCTATGTAGGGTGGCATTCAGAGGACAGAAAGTTTCTCCAAAGGCTAGATATTGACCAAATAGGGCAAGTTAATCCACAGTTAGCACAATCAATTATTGATGGTCAAAATGAAGACCAAGTAATTTCTTTGCTTCAAAAAAGCTTTAATGGTGTTACGGTAAAGCGAGCAAAAAAAGCATTAGCTGAACTAGCAAATGTGGGATCTGCTGAGTTGCCAATTGTTCGCCGTCAAGTAAATGCTCCAGAAGTAAAAACATTAGCTCCAGATGGAGACTTTATATTTCCCCCGTATGTTACTGATCCACAGCGAGCACCGTATTGCTTTTGGAAAACTTACTACACGCCGCAGGAACTAGAGAATAAAGTTATAACTGATGGCTGGGATGAATCTTTTGTTGATTTAGTCATAGATAAATACCGAGGTGTAAACATAGACTCTATAGAAAGAGAGCAAGAAGGTCGGAGATCTTTAAGCCTTACAGATAATGCTTATGAAGCAGAAGAGCTGATAGAACTTGTTTACGGGTTTCAACGTCTAATTGACAAGGAGGACGGATCTGAGGGGATATACTGCACAGTATTCCACAAGGAGTTCAGCGGCAATGGAGATGTACCTGGGTACGCAAAGTTCGAGTTGCTTAATGGCTACGAAGACTACCCAGTAGTAGTAACTAGATTGTCCGAAGATAGCAAGCGGTTGTACGATACGATGACTGTCCCTAACCTACTAAGGGGAATACAGCAACAAGTAAAAATAGAGAGAGACAGCCGTATTGATAGAAACAGCCTTGCTACCGTTCCTCCGATTTTACATCCAGTAGGTCAAGCCCCTACTGACTGGGGGCCAGGAAGGTACGTTCCATATCGCCGCAAGGGAGACATAGATTACGGGCCTACACCTACGTACAATCAGGGTTCTCTTGAAATGGAAAAAACTATGGAGCAACAAGCGGATAGGCTTGTTGGTTTAGATGAGGGGTCTCCTTCATCACAGATTCGAAAACAATTCTTAATTGATAAGTTTTTGAGTCATTCCGCAGAGGTTGTTTCTCAGTGTTACCGTTGCTTCCAAAGGTTTGGGCCTGATCAGATATTCTTTAGAGTTACTGGCGTACCAGATCCACAGATGTTTAACAAAGGAAATGCTGATGAAAACTTCGATGTTACAATTAGCTACGATGTTCTTAACACTGACCCAGAAAAACAAGAAAATAAACTAAATCAAATGGTTTCCCTTCTGCAACTAGACCGTAACGGAAGGATAAATGTAGATAACTTGCTAACATTAATAGCAGGTTCCGTTGATCCAGTGCTAGCTGATGGGGTTCTTGAGCCTGTTGAAGTTGCACAAGATAAACTCCTTAAAGATATTACAGATGATCTATCAAAAATATATTCAGGCATTGAAGTCCCTGCTCGCCCATCGGCGGCTCAATCGGCTTTACAAGTTATTCAGTCGTACACTCAGCAGCCTGACATTCAAAAAAGGTTGCAAGAAGACGAAGCATTTGCTGCTCGTATTCAAAAGTACGCTGGACAGTATCAGTTCGCTATTCAGCAAGCTCAAAATGCACAAATAGGTAGAGTGGGTACACAGCCTGCGCAAATGGGTGGCACTCAAACTCAGGGCATGAAGCAGTAATGCCTGATAAT